CCCGGCGCGGTTCGGGTCGGACGCGACAGTCATAGCGGTGCGGCAGGGCAGGGACATCGTCGCGATCCAGCGGCACCGGGGCGACGACACCATGACGGTCGTGGGCCATGTGATCGACGCCATCCAGAGCTACAGCCCGGCGCTGGTCGTCATCGACGAGGGCGGGCTGGGGGCGGGCGTCGTGGACCGGCTCAAGGAGCAGAGGTATAAGATCAGGGGCGTTAACTTCGGGATGCGGTCCAGCAAGCCGATCATGTACGGCAACAAGCGGGCTGAGATGTGGGGGTCGATGAAAGAATGGCTGAAGACGGCGAGCATCCCGAACGACAGGTATCTGAAAGGCGATCTGACAGGACCGATGATGAAGCCGGACTCGAAGGGCGCGATCTTTCTGGAGAGCAAGAAGGATATGAAGGCCCGTGGGCTCGCCAGCCCCGACGCCGCGGACGCGATAGCCGTTACTTTCGCTTTCCCCGTGGCGCACAGGGAGGCCCGGGTAGACAATAAACCCCGGGTAAGCTATGGTTCGGGCGGGATTCCTACATCATGGATGGCAAGCTAATGGCCGGCGAAACCCCTAAAACAAGAGATTACGCACAGCCCAGATCGGATCAGTTCGGAAACATTTACCGAGACCCCGCCGCTGCTTTGGGTATGGATAGCAGAATTCCTTTTTTAGGTCCTTTGGACCAAGGGTTTATGGGACGATCACCTAGACTTATGGGCCTGTATGTTCCCGATGCAGAAGTTCCACCGGCAAACGCTAATCCCGCCGCTGTTCGGGCCTACACGCGCAACGCGCCGTATTTGCAAGAATTTATGTCCGACCCGCAAACAATGATGAGTGAAATTATGCGATTGCGGCAAGCCGTCGCAGAAAGTCCGGGCGATGTGGTCAATGAATACCGCCTTCGTATACTGACTCAGGCGCTTGGCGATGTGTTTGGTATGGGGGAAAAAGACGGCCGCGCGCAGGCTCTGACTACGCCGGGCAGCCGCTGATGGTCTCTCTATCAGTCGGGCGCGGAGAGAAGCTGCCCACAAAACAGGGCGCTGGCCTCACCGCCAAGGGCAGAGCCAAGTATAATGCCGCCACCGGTAGCAAACTGAAGCCGCCGGCTCCGAACCCGAAGACGAAAGCGGACGAGGGGCGCAAAAAGTCCTTCTGCGCGCGTATGGGCGGCGTTGTCGCCAAGTCAAAGAACGCGGATCGGGCCAAGGCCAGCATGAAGAGGTGGAACTGTGGCAAGTAAGCCGGGGCTCTACGCCAACATTCACGCCAAAAAGGCCCGGATCGCCGCCGGATCGGGCGAAAAGATGCGTAAACCGGGGGCCAAAGGCGCTCCGACCGACAAGGCGTTCAAACAGTCCGCCAAAACGAGGAAAAAGTGATGCCTCTGGTCAAATCACCATCAAAGAACGCTTTTCGCAAGAATATCAAGGCTGAAATGGCCTCTGGAAAGCCCCAGAAACAGGCCGTAGCCATTGCATACGACGTGAAACGCAAGGCCGCAGCCAAGAAGGGCAAATCCTGTGGCAAATGACGTTAAGGCCGCTGGCGACGTATCAGCCGGCGCCGACGACACGCTCAGCACCATGCGCCACCGCATGGAAATGGCGGTTTCTGCGTTCTCGGACAGCCGTGAAGACGAGCTGGACGACCTGCGATTCATGGCTGGCAGCCCGGACAATGCGTGGCAGTGGCCGGCGGACGTGCTGGCGACCCGCGGGGCGGTGCAGGGCCAGACGATCAACGCGCGACCATGTCTGACGATCAACAAGCTGCCGCAGCACGTCCGGCTTGTGACCAACGAGCAGCGGCAGAACCGGCCGCAGGGCAAGGTCATCCCGGCCGACGACCGCGCCGACGAGAAGGTCGCGGAGATCTTCAACGGGATCGTGCGCCATATTGAGTATCTGTCGGACGCTGACGTCGCCTACGACACGGCCTGCGACAATCAGGTCACGTATGGCGAGGGCTATATCCGCATCCTGACGGAATACTGCCGGGAAGACAGCTTCGATCAGGATCTGAAGATCGCGCGCGTGCGCAACAGCTTCAGCGTCTATATGGACCCTACCATTCAGGACCCGTGCGGATCGGACGCCGAATGGTGCTTCATTACGGAAGACATCAGCAAGGACGAATACGCGCGGATGTTCCCCGACGCGCAACCGGTGTCCTCGATCCAGCAGATGGGTGTGGGCGACCAGTCTCTCAGCATGTGGCTGAACGAAGAGACGATCCGCATCGCTGAATATTTCTACGTCGAGCATCGCAAGGCGACGCTGAACCTCTACCCGGACAATATTACCGCTTTTGACGGCACGCCGCAGGACAAGATGCTGCGGAACCAGTTCGGCAAGCCGCTGCGCAACCGTCAGGTGGACCGTCGGCAGGTCAAGTGGATCAAGACCAACGGCTACGAGATCCTTGAGGAGCGCGACTGGGCCGGCAAGTGGATTCCGGTTGTCCGCGTCGTCGGCAACGAGTTCGAGGTAGATGGCCAACTCTATCTGTCGGGCCTTGTGCGCAACGCCAAGGACGCCCAGCGGATGTATAACTACTGGGTCAGCCAGGAGGCCGAAATGCTGGCTCTGGCGCCCAAAGCGCCATTTATCGGCTATGGCGGGCAGTTCGAGGGTTATGAGACCAACTGGAAGACGGCCAACGTCAATAATTGGCCGTATCTGGAGGTCAATCCTGACGTTACTGACGGGGCGGGCAATCCGCTGCCGTTGCCGCAGCGCGCAGAGCCGCCGCAGGCCCAGATGGGGCTTATTCAGGCCAAGATGGGCGCGGCCGATGACATTAAGTCCACGACGGGTCAATACGACAGTTCTATTGGGGCGGACTCAAACGAGCGTACGGGTCGCGCCATTCTTGCCCGTGAGCGGCAAGGCGACACATCGACTTACCATTTTGTTGATAACCTTTCCCGCGCGATCCGGTATGTGACCCGGCAGCTCGTGGACCTTATCCCAAAGATCTACGACACCCAGCGCGTCGCCCGGATCATCGGCGTCGATGGCGAAGTCGGCATGGTAAAGATCAACCCCATGCAGCCGGAGCCTGTGCGTGTCCTGAAGGACCAAAACGGGCTGGAGATCGAGAAGATCTACAACCCGACCATTGGCGTCTACGACGTGATGGTGACGACCGGGCCGGGCTACATGACCAAGCGTCAGGAAGCCCTCGACGCCATGCAGATGCTGCTCCAGTCCAACCCGGACCTGTGGAAAGTGGCGGGTGACCTGTTCATCCGCAACATGGATTGGCCGGGCGCGCAGGAGATGGCGGCGCGGTTCGAGCGGGTGCTGGATCCGGCGGTTGTGCAGAACACGGACGAGTCCCCTGAAGCCCAGATCATGCGGGCGCAGATGGAGACAATGGCCAAGGAAATGGAGGCCACGACCGGGCAGATTCAGGCGCTCATACAGTCCTATGAGATGCAAAAGCTAGCCATCGACGAGCAGAACAGCCAGATCAAGGCGTTCGAAGCTGAGACCAAGCGGATGCAGGCGTTTGCAAACAGCATGACGCCAGACCAGATTTCTGATATTGTTCAGGGAACTATCGCGGCGGCGCTGGATACCGGAGATCTGGTCGCCGGCAACGCGCCGATCCGTGAAACGGGAGAGATGATGTGACCTGCGAAGTGTTTATTGGTCATCTGTTCCTCGCCCGCGACGTGGCGCATTCCGCGCACCTGAACACACGCTCCTACGCCAAGCATAAGGCGTTGGGCAAGTTCTATGGCAGCATTGTGGACCTCGCGGACACGTTTGCGGAAGCCTATATGGGCCGCCACGGCATGATCGGGCCGATTGCGCTCCAGTCAGCCAAGAAGACGAGCAACATCGTTGATTTTCTTGAGGATTCTCTGAAAGACATCGAGGAAATGCGCTATACGGTCTGCGACAAGGACGAATCTGCGTTGCAGAATGTAATCGACGAGATCGTAGGACTTTATCTGTCCACGCTCTATAAACTCAAATTCCTTGCGTGAGGGCATCATGGGACTGAAATCTACAACCGTCTGTCTCGGCTACCAGCAGATCACCAGCTTGTCTTCCGCGACCGGGCTCACAATCCCGCAGGGAACCACGCTGGCGCTTATCGTGCCGGAGACGCAGAATGTGCGCTGGCGCGACGATGGCGCCGATCCGACGGCGAGCGTCGGAATGCCCATCTTCGTAGGTGCGTCGCTTAGCTATGACGGTGATCTCAACAGGATAAAATTCATTGAGTCTACCGCAGGCGCCAAATTGAACATTTGTTATTACGCATGACAATACGACTGCGGTCAATAAATGGCGACGAGTTGCGGCTGAGATCGCAGCTACAGAGCTACCCGGACTCCTATGAGGCTGGTCTTGGCCCGTTTATGCCTGCGGTTGGTGAGGGGGGCTCAGGGCCTATCCCGTCACAGACCATTTTTGACCGCTTTAACGTGCCAATTCTTGATCGTTTTGGCGCTGAAATCGAGACGAGGGCGTAATGTCTTATATCTACAATCTCACCGATACGTGGAACGCTGCCGGAACGACATTCGCCGGAATTAAGATGGCCGTCACCAATACGGCGTCCGGCGCCAGCTCTAATCTGCTTGATTTAAGCGTCAGCGGCGCTACGACTGCCAGTTTTACGGTCAATAAAAGCGGAAACGCCTCCCTTTCTGGCGCGTTGACGCTTGGAACAGCGCTGACTGTCGCCAATGGCGGAACAGGAGCTAGCTCAGCGGGGATTGCGGCGTTCAACAATATTACTGGCTATACGGCTTCTGGGGCGACCGGAACGACGAGTACGAATCTGGTATTTTCGACCAGCCCAACATTGGTGACGCCTGTTTTAGGCGTTGCGTCAGCGACAAGCCTTGCGTTGGGCGGCGCAGCTATTGGCTCTAACGCTTTGGCGATTACAGGCACAATGGCGGTCACTGGAGACCCGACTTTTACGTGTAACTTTCCTACTTTTACGTCGGCTAACGGGTTTACCCCGCAGGTGACTATACAGAATACAACAGCAGATGCGAATGGTCCATATATTAACTATAGAAAATCCCGAGGCGGAACGACAGCGGTTCAGGCGAGTGATACGCTCGGAACATTCATATTTCAAGGGTATAACTCCAGTTCATCGGTAAGTAATGCAGCATATATAACGTCTGTCGTCGAATCAGTAGGCGCGTCTTCCGTAACCGCGCGTATGGAATTTATTACCGTAAACGCCGCTCCGATTATATTTGGCATTCCCGGCGAAGCCATGCGGATAACAAGCAGCGGAACCGTAACGATAAATAACCAAACTACGGTGTGTTCTGCGGTTGCTACGCCAGCGGCAGGCTCGACATCCGCCCGCCTGCTGTTTGGAACGACCGCTGGGTTTGGCATTTATTATGGGTCCGGCGCACCGACAGTCTCGGCGGCTCAAGGGTCCATATATCTGCGTAGCGACGGAACTAAAGATAATAGGCTCTACATAAATACTAATGGCGCTACTACGTGGACCGCCTTTACCACAACGGCGTAAGGATCAACACGATGCCAAAAACATACTCATGGTCCGTCGATAGACTTGAATGCTATCATCAGCATGAAAACCGGTCTGATGTAGTCTTTATGGTTTATTGGACGCGCCGGGCAACGGACGGGTCTTTTGCGGCAAGCGCTCAAGGGTCGCAGCCGGTCGCGCTTGACCCTAACTCTCCTTTCACGCCGTTCTCTGATCTTACCGAAGCACAGGTTAAGGGTTGGCTGGAAGATGCAATGGCGTCTGACAAACTGGCTATGATAGACACGGCGCTAGACAAGAAAATAGAAGACCAGAAAAATCCGCCCGCTGTTGTTTTGCCGCCGCCGTGGCAGACGACGCCGGCTAAGTAGTGAATACGGCGCGGGGGGTTCGTCCGCTCGGCCCGCGCTGTTCTCCACCGGGCGGGCACACCTTGGAGAAGGTAAATGGACAAAATTGCAATCGAGTTGCCTGCACAGGCGTGGAATGTCGTCCTTAACGCTCTTGGGCAGCGGCCGTATGTAGAAGTTGTGGACCTGCTTACAGAGATCAAACGACAGGGTGAGGCAGTGGTTAAGACGGCGGAAGCGGCGTCTGTTGACCAAGGTCACGCTTGATAGTATTGTAAACTCAACCGACTGGCCGGAAAGCTAGGTAAAAATGGAAAATGAACAGGCTGTAGCGGAGATCAGCCCCGCGCCGGAACCGGAAGCTACGGCAGCACCGGTTACTGTTGAAACAACGCCGGAGGAACAGCAGC